CACGGAGTGGCAAAGGAGTGTGCAAGGTTTGTACTGCCTCTGGCAACGCCTACACGTCTGTATATGACTGGTTCTGTGCGATCCTGGATCCATTACATTGATCTGCGTTCAGCTCACGGAACACAGAAAGAACATATGGAGATTGCGGAAGCAATTCGTTCTATCTTTACCACACAGTTTCCTGCAGTATCAGAAGCACTTGAGTGGGTCTAAATATTCTTACCCTTTGATAAGATCTATGGCAACATACCCTGTGATTAATAAAGTTACCGGTGAACAAAAAGAAGTTAAAATGAGTGTTCACGATTGGGACCAATGGAAAACCGATAACCCCGAATGGGATAGGGATTGGAGTGATCCTTCGACTTGTCCAAACTCAGGAGAAGTTGGAGAAATATATGATCGGCTTGTGAAGAGCAAACCTGGATGGAATGATGTTCTTCATCGAGTTTCAAATGTTCCTGGATCCAACGTAAAACCTATCTAATATGCCAAGAAGAAAAAAACCTGCTGACCAACCTATCGGTGTTGGATTGACCGCAAAGCAAATGAAGAGAAAGAAACCGATTAACATTGATTTGATGAGAGATATTGAACCTCTCACTGAAAATCAAAAACTTCTTTATGATGCATATGCTGACAATAAAAATGTTGTTGCATATGGTTGTGCAGGTACAGGTAAGACCTTTATTACCCTCTACAATGCTCTGCAAGACGTTTTAGATGAGCACACACCTTATGAGAAGATCTACATCGTGAGGTCGCTTGTGGCCACCAGAGAGATCGGTTTCTTGCCTGGTGATCACGAAGACAAATCTTCCCTTTACCAAATTCCATATAAGAATATGGTGAAGTATATGTTTGAGATGCCTTCAGATACAGAGTTTGAAATGCTCTATGGTAATCTCAAAACGCAAGGAACAATTTCTTTTTGGAGTACATCATTCATTCGTGGTACAACTCTTGATAAGGCAATCATCATTGTTGATGAATTCCAGAACTTGAATTATCACGAACTTGATAGTATAATTACTCGTGTAGGTGAAGACTCAAAAATTATGTTCTGTGGTGATGCCACTCAGTCAGACTTAATTAAATCAGCTGAGAAAAATGGTATTGCAGACTTTATGAGAGTTCTTCGTATTATGCCTTCAATTGATATTATTGAATTTGGAGTTGATGATATTGTCCGCTCTGGATTGGTGAAAGAATACATTCTTGCCAAAATGGAATTGAATCTATGAGTTTTGTTCATTGTAATTTTTTAGGTGATCTTGAATTAAACAAGAAAGAAACGAATGGTATCCGTCTCTATAATCTTCCCAATGGAGACTGGGTGCCTTCTATTACTTCTGTCACTTCTTTCTACAACCGTCAGATCTTTATTGATTGGCGAAAGAGAGTTGGCATTGAAGAAGCAAATCGTATCACCAAAAAAGCAACGGCAAGAGGTACTGACTTTCACCAGGTATGTCAGGACTATCTTGAGAATAAAGAACTGAATTGGGATGATTATCAACCAATGACAAAGTTCATGTTCTTTCACGCCAAGCCTTACTTGGACAAAATAAATAATATTCACGCAATTGAACGTACTCTTTATTCTGAATACTTGGGACTTGCAGGAAGAGTAGACTGTATTGCTGAATATGAAGGAGAATTAGCAGTCATTGACTTTAAAACTTCTGAGAAAATCAAACCTGAAAAGTGGATTGAAAACTATTTTGTTCAGGAGATGTTCTATGCTGCTGCATACTATGAGCTTACTAAGATCCCACCAGTAAAGTTAATTACTATTATGGTAACTCCTGGTGGAGAAGTAAAAATATTTGACAAAAGAAACAAATCAGATTATATTAAATTATTAGTACGTTATATTAAAGAATTTGTATCTCACAATACTGGGCAAAATGGAGAATGAACTAGAAAAGGCATTTGAGAATAAGTTCTTTTGCCCTTCGCGGTTTGCACAAGAAATCGAAACTCTTGTACAGACTCAGGAGGATATGAACTATATTGATGCCATCATTTACTTTTGCGAAATGAACTCTATTGATTTAGAATCTGTTCCCAAACTTATTTCAAAACCATTGAAAGAAAAGATTCGTTATGAAGCAATGCAGTTAAATTTCTTACAGAAAACTTCCCGTGCCAAATTGATTTTTTAAATGATGCCGTATGATGCTTATCGTGAATACCTTGCTCTGAAGAATCACTTTACTAAAGATTCTTATGATTATTTTAAGTACAATAAAAAAGTAAGAGCAACGGTTCAATCTTTCTATAAACGTAAAGATAGATTTTGGTTTGAAAAAGTATCAAGACAGAAATCAGATCAAGAAGTAGTAGATTTCTTCGTATCAAATCTTATTAGTTGTACTGATCCAAGTAAGCTTTGGATTGGAGAAATGATGAGAGAAGGCGAGACAAGATACGCCGAATGGAAGAAAAGAAATCAATCACTTTCTTATGTCTTCAAAGAAGAAACTCAGAGTTTGTTTGAAGACCTTAAGGTGGATGATGCATTTGACTGCTCCAAAGGTCATCCACCTGTACTTAAGAAGTTCCTGAGCGGGAATATTAGCCCTGAAACAATGGTTATCTATGACAAAATATTCCTGTTCGGGAAAGACTTTGATAAGAAGTTGGATGATCCAGTGTGGGAAACCGTCAGTAAAAAAATAAAAAAATATTCTTCCTTTCTAAATATTGACGTATCACGCTATAAGAATATTTTGAAGGAAGTTGTTCTGGGGTCTCGATGAGTTTTTTTGATTCTGACATTGTAAGAGCAGAGATGGCTGAAATTTCTGAACTGCAGGAAGAGATCTACGGATCAATGCTGCAGTTTCCTTATATGTCTAACAATGACAAATTACGTCACGTTGATCTTCTAGAAAAACTTTTAGAGAAACAAAAAGTTCTCTATGCTCGTTTGAGTTTATCTGATGATCCAGAAGCTGTAGAGATGAAGGAGAAAATCTACAACTCTGCACAGATGATGGGTCTTCCGCCCAATGTTGATATGAATGTTGTTCTGGGTCGGATGTCGGAGATGCTGAATATTATGCGTCAACAGATTGACAAGCAGCAGTCCGACTGATAGAATAGCGGGGTACACAAAAGCCAAATACGTACAAAATCCGAGGTAATCTAATGTCTTTTGCAGATCTTAAGAAGCAATCTTCTCTTGGTTCACTGACTTCCAAACTGGTAAAGGAAGTAGAGAAGATGAGTAACAACTCTGGTGGCGGTGATGACCGTCTCTGGAAACCCGAAATGGACAAGACTGGTAATGGTTTTGCAGTCATCCGTTTCCTGCCCGCACCAGAAGGGGAAGAACTTCCCTGGGCAAAAATGTATTCCCATGCCTTCCAAGGCCCTGGTGGTTGGTATATTGAAAACTCTCTGACTACCATTGGTCAGAAAGATCCTGTTTCTGAGCACAACCGTGAACTCTGGAACAGTGGTAATGATGCAGATAAAGATACTGTTCGTAAGCAAAAGCGTAAACTGTCTTACTATGCAAACATCTATGTTGTAAAGGATCCTGCTAATCCTGCTAACGAAGGTCGTGTCTTCCTCTTCAAGTTTGGTAAGAAGATCTTTGATAAGATTATGGAAGCTATGCAACCTGAGTTTGAAGATGAAACTCCTATCAATCCCTTTGATTTCTGGGGTGGTGCAAACTTCAAACTGAAGATTGTGAAGAAGGATGGTTACTGGAACTATGATAAGTCTGAGTTTGATCGTGTCTCTCCTCTCCTGGAGGATGATGATGCACTGGAGGCACTGTGGAAGAAGCAGTATTCTCTGACTGCTCTGACCGCTACTGATCAGTTCAAGTCCTATGAAGATCTTGAGAAGCGTCTCAAGTATGTTCTGGGCCAGAAGTCTGCTCCCCGTCCTCGTCTTGATGAAGAGGTTGAGGATGAGGACAATGATCGTGGTTCATTCACTCCTAACTTCTCCCGTCGTGAAGAACCAGTTGCTGCTGCACCTGTAAGTTCTTCTAACGATGAAGATGAAGATGATGCTCTGTCTTACTTCCAGCGTCTTGCTGAAGAGTGATTATTCGTAAAGTCTAGGGTTATCACCACGCTTGAGGGTTTCGCTCACATACTGAGTGGAACCCTCTTTGTATATCATCATCTCTTCTAGGTCATCAAAGATAACGTTTAAGTAGTTAGGCTTTAAGGTATAGATATTTCTCTTGTCATCATTCAGTTTCTCTTCATACTGATAGTTTGTAACAGGACGTGAAATATTTGATATGTCAA